GTCGTCCCAGTCTTGCCACCCATCTTAGTGCTCCGTCATATGCTCTTCGTGTCCGGTGCGGACATTGTATAAGAAAAAGGCTCCGGCTGGAGGGCCGAAAGAACGCTCATAAAGTCTGATTTTTGATTCTGTCCGGTGATTAGACAGGACGCCAATAATCAGAGGTATATTCAACTCGTCGGCGACCCGTTTTGAAAAATCGCATAGCGTACTTGCATGCAATTTTGTTGAAGAGCGCCTGCCCCCTTGGCTCTTTCGGAACTCAGGATCGACAAAAATAGCCTTTTCCTCGAGCATCCAGTCGTCTGAATACCACATTTGGGACAGGCGTAAAAGTACCGCCCCTTCAATCCTTTCGCCCGGTTTCCCAATGATCCCCACGAGCCCCTGCCAAAGGTAAAGAGCAGGTTTGATCATCCCAAGCATTTTAATTGGATTGACGTCTTTAATCCCGTTTTCTTCCCACGCGCGAAGTGCCAAATCCAGCATGGCAGCCTCGTCTGCGGGTGTTCCAAGTCTTACTTTTGGTTCTTCAGCCATATCAGTCCCTTTTTGGCCCCGGTAATTTCTTCAATGTGTCGATCGTTTTCTTGCGATATCCCGTAACAAAATTGTCCAGAATGGCATGCCCGTGGTCGATGTCCCCGCCCCCCAGCGCGGTGACGTCTTTCGGATGGATAACATATTCTCCGCCAGCTGCCACGATCTCAACGGGCGCAACGCCGCCTTCGGCCATGTGCGCGCCATACGGGGCTTCGCCGCCGCCATAAGGGGTCGCGCCGGATTGATACGGCTGTTTGCTTTCCTGCCAATAGGGGTGAGACGAAAACATGCGGCGCGCGATTTTGAAGCCTGCCATCGTGTTCCCTTCGCCCATCGCCGAGATAATGTCGGCAGGGATGACGTAGGAGCCCGACGGGACGTTCATCGGCAGATGGTCGGTGCGACCGGCAACAGGGCTGTGGATGGGTCCCGTATGCATTTTATGGGGGTGTTTGACCACCGTGTCGTTCACTGGTTGAATTTTTTCATGAAGAGGATTGCCCATGAATCCGCCCGGACCCGTCGTCGTCGTAAATGTGCCGCCTTCGGCTTTTGTATGCCGAGCCGTATTCAACGCAGCTGCGATCGCTTGGTTTTGGGGGTGCCCAGATTGTACCATTTCGCGAATATTTGCACTGATGGTCTTCTGCGATGTACCTTTCTGCAATGGCATGACGGACCTCAGCTGTAAGAAACGGCGACAATCATGCCGCTACCGGGGGTGACAACGATGCCGTTGTTGACCGGCATATTGATGGTGTAAATCCCAACGGTGTTGGGGATTATGGCGAGCCGCTTCCCTGTGACTGCGCCGGAAACAGAGCTTGCGTCATAAATAGTGCCAGTTGCTGACCCGGCAACAATAACGCTGACCTTTGCGACCCAGCCGAGCGTGGTCTCAAGATATGTTGATGAAGAGATCTCGTAGCTATTCAATTTGCCAGCAAGGTTCAGCGTGGTGCTGTTCACGCTGTTGATGCCTTGAACGCCGTTTTTCTGCGTGGTGAGAATATCGTCTAAACTGGCCATCAGAACCTTCCATCGAGTTGATAGCGATAACGGATTGCGCCGAGACGCCAGAAGGTGCCTACATCGTTTGACGAAATAGCGATCGACATAAGACGCGCGCGGATGCGGACAGAGATATACTCTGTCGCTTGCGTCATGTTGTATGGACCATATTGGATCGGCGTGTCGCCCGGGTAATTCGTCGCATAAAACGTGATCTGCACCGTCGCATTGGGGTTGCCGCTATATGTCCCCCATTTCATGTCCGGCCAAATTTGGTCAATGAATATGAGGTTATCGGCCTCGTTCAGCTGAAAATAGCCTGTTTGGAATGAAGAAGCCATTGCGATGGTTTGAGTCCCATTGGCAGCATCATTCCCGACTTCGTGCTGATAAAGGTAATTATCAGACCCAGCACCAATGGGAGATCCCAGTACAGACTGATCAATCCAAGCAGTTCTTCCAAGAGAACCGAAATCCCATTGTTGAAGAGCAGTGTTATACTTGACATAGCTATCATTCTCCGTCGAAGACGCAGATGGGTAATACCAAGTGATTTCGTTGAATTGCGAATTAACCGCGCAGCACACTTTTGAGTAGTACGTTTTGTTGATGTTTTGGAAAATAACATCCCAGATCGGGCAAGCAATTGGTTGCGGGCCAGCGCCCATCATCATGAAGAATTGCTCTTGCGACATCCAATAAATTGCGCCGTTCAACGTACCAACACAGTGGCGAGAAATCGCGCCGCAATTCGATCCGATTTTGTTGAAACCATAAACTGCTTCCGGCCCAACATATTGCATCGCCCAAAGGTCAAGATCGGTCCAAAGCAAACCCTGTTGCGGCCCTTGGATCCCCGCAACGATTTGCGAGCCTGTCGGGATGCGGAATGAACCGGCTTGATTGATTGCGGTCGCATTCCAACTGGTGAAGTCATCGATGTCGCACCAGCGGACCAAGAGCGGATCCGGAGAAAGCGTGAACGATGATCCATAAGCCACGATCTGGCGTTCAGGCATCGCAACAAAAATGCCGCTGTTCACGAGCGGGCCATTGCCACCGACGATTTGAGCCGTTTGGAGTTGCGCATTTGGCTGCCAATAATAAATCGCGCCGCCAGCTGGGCAAGCAATGAGGTCTTGCCCGAAATTGTCAAGCGTCCAGTCGGTCGCACTGATTGGTGTTCCGGCCACAAAAGGTTGCGTCGTGCCAACGCCGAAACCGCCCACGCCATACGGCCCCACACCGAATCCGGTGCTTGTGGGCTGCGGGCCCAAGGCAATGTAAAATGTCGATTGGATATTGCCGCCATTGATGTAGGCGCTTGCAGTACTCGTCGCAGTGTTTTGAGCCGAGAATGTAAACGTATTCGCATCGATGACAGACAAGACGGTGTAAAGGCCGAAGAGCGTCACCCCACCGACGGTTGTAGAAACGCCGACATAAAATTCAGTATCGACAAAATAGCCGTGGTTCGCGAACGAGCATGAAACGATTGAAGACCCATTTGCCGTGGTGAAATAGTAAGATGCACCAGCGTTTGAGACTGTCGATGTCGCAGCGCTTGTCGCTTGTATCGAATAGTCGGTTCCGTATTGAACCGTGCCTGCAACTGTTTGAGATCCAGTTGCGGTGCTCGCAAATGAAACCGAAGTCGTCGATGATGCTGTGACGACCCACGTTCCATTATATGCAGTAGGGGTAACGCCGCTGACAACGATTGTTGAGCCGACTGGCGCAGCCGCCGCGACGGCACCAAAAGTAATCGTTGCAGTTGTTCCGGTCCCGCTTGCGCCTGTCGTCGCCGCAGAGATTGCGACCGATGCAGAATAAACTGCATAGGGTCCCGTGAGAACAAGACCACCGATCGTGACCGGAGTGACATAGTTGACCTGATCGAGCGTTGAAGCGATGAGGCCGTAATCAATAACTTGAACGATATTTGATCCGTTGGTTGTCGAAAAATTCGGCCCCGGATTTGTCGTCGTCGTTTGAGGAGTAATGTTGATGAGGTTGCCACTCGTCAAAACATTGAGAGAGGATTCAGCGCCGATGCCAAGATGGTTGGTTGCGTTGAGATCTGCCCAGCCTTTAAGAGCGCGTATTTTTGACGACAAGGCGGATTGATAATAAGCCACCCAGCCGCCGAGCTTTTGCGCGAGGCCCAAACCATTCCGCTCCGGCAAAAACCGAATGAGATTTGAAGCTGAATACGCGGCCTGATTCAATGCAGGTGTCGTATTTGTTTCAACGCCGGGGGAAAGTTTGATCGTATTATGCGCCATGGTTTACCTCGTCGTAGCGCCGAACGGCGTCGGCGAGTATGAGGTCCACGCTGCTGATTGAAATTTCTTGCGGCTTTCTTCGACCATTGCGCTTTTCAAAAGCGATTCATATTGGCTCTCATATGTTTGAGCCATTGCCGGATCGTCGTTGATGCGGCCAAAGTTGCGCTGATAGGCCGAGATATAAATCATCGACGCCATGATGAAGAGATCAGGCAAGAAGGTAGAAATATAAGTCGCCGTGTTTGTTGCCGAAAGCGGCTGCGAACGGATCGTGCCGGTCAAACGAACCGTATAAGCAAGGTTTGGCGCTGGCCCGACGATGATATTCTGCGAAGCATACCCAGCCGTTGCGGCGTCGCCGCCATAGACGGCAAAGTATTGCGGGACGCCGGTCGTCGAGTTGCCGCCGTAGACGTTTTGAATGAACTCTTTCGACGAAGACAGCAAGGGAGTGCTGTTGCCCGAAGAATCCAAAACTTCGACGGTCTGGAGCGTAACATAGGCCGACGTCGGGATTGTCAGGGTGTTATTTCCGACCGTGAAGGAATAGGACGTGTTTTGTGTCTGGGTAGACAGAAAGTCCAAATCCCTCTGCATCCGCAGTTCGGCATAGTCGATCATCGACGGGATGATAATCGTGAAATTGGGGTCGGTGACCGGCACCACGGCCATCGTGGCGATCTGCTGGACGTAGGTGGAATAAGTCAGTGACATGGTTACCCTACCATCTTGA